TTGGATGTCTTTTTTGAATTGTTGGTAGTCTGTGTTGTTTTTAGAAAATGGTATAACCCAAATTTGACTACTATCATCCGTTCTTTGAACACAACTATTGTTTCTTAAATCTGTTAATATTTTATAAGTCATTTTTAATCCTTATAGTTCAGCAGAAAAACCAACATATGCCGATGTACTGTTGCCAGTAAATGCTTGATATGGTCTATATACTGTTAATCCACTAGAAACAAACCAATTAACACCTGATGATAAAACACCTCTTTCAATACCGCTTGATGATAGACCAACGCTTGTTATTGCTACGTTTGCGTTAACACCGTCTTCAAGTTGCAAAGAACCAGAATATGTTAAAGAAGGAATGGTTCTCATTGATACAGGAAAAACAACAGTAGTAGTTGCCGCAGTAGTTGCATATGCTGAACCCCAAGTTCCGATATGTTCATATACAGTTGAGCCTCCAAACGTGCAATAATACCTCTGACACAAAGCCAACTCAGTACCATAAGGACGATAATCAAAAGATGTTGCTTGGGTTCCTACTTCTAGTTGAACGCCTGTGATGTACCAAGTAGCAGACGCAGTTCCTACGACAGAAGTTCCTCCTGTTGCAGAATTATAGTTACCAGAAGACCAAGAACCTGCCGCACCACTATAAGTGGAACCAACGCCTAAACCAAACTGAATATACACACCGCCACTATTGTTTGCAGTCCAAGTTCCTGCCGTTGGTCCTGCAATAGTAATAGTAATATAAGTCCAAGTATTTGCTGATGAAATTGTGTATGTAAATGGGTATGTATAAGTTGATTGACCACATCCTAAACTGCCTCCAAAAGTACCAGTTAATGAACTGCGTACCCAAAATGAAAGTGTAACGGTTGCGGCATTAGCTGTTCCCCAACTTAAGTCAGCAATATTGTAAGCTTCAATTCCTTGTGTTACCAAAAACCTATCTGTTGCTCCAATTGATACTGCGCTTGCAACTTGCAATCCATAGTAATTACTAAATCCCGTTGGAGGTGTCACACTATTTAGGTTTTGCCCCATTGTAAATTTAGATGCTTGAGAAGCATAGCAGTACCAACGATCAAGATAATAAATAACTCCCGTTCCAGATGGAGTGCCGCTTGCACCTGCATTCCTTTGGTCAATAACCATCCCACCATTAATAATACGGTTCTTAAACCCAAATGTATTAGGTACGTTAATCGTATTAGCAAAGGTTGCTTGTTGGGAGTTGTTTAGCGTAAGTGCTGTTACCGCTGTACCCGAACTATTTGTCGTTTGTAAGGCAAGCTGTCCGCTCGAATCAGCAGTCTGTACTATTCCCGTCACACCTGACGAAACACCATTATCACTTTTAATCGTTGATGCCATATTATGCTACCTTCACAATAATAGTTGTTACGTTGTTGGCAACAGATATGACTTTACCAACCGACTGCATATACTGCTGAAGTGTAATTGCAGATTCTGATACTGCTTCTCCGCCAATAGAGCCGTCTTGTTTTGCAATTGGAACAATATACTGCCCTGCCGTTGCTCCCGTTACATTGACTGGTACTTGACCGCAGAAAGCAATTCGATCAACCATTTGTCTTGCCGACTCTAAAGCGGTTGCAAGTTCAGTTTTGTATGCAGACAAAGCTGTTTGATAATTTGCTTGAGCAGTTTGCCAATCTGCATCTGATTCTCCGCTAGACCTTGTTGGTTCTTGAGGAGCAGTTAAACCTAGAGCTTCTTCACTTCCCCATGCGTCTCCACCCACAAGCCCGGGATTTGTTGACTTAACAACAAAACTTATAGCATTTGCAAATACATTTGTTAACTTACCGTTTGCATCAATACCGCAAATATCACCTTTGTTAATGGTGAAATTACCTGACTTAGTCATGTATTCAGCATAGTCAGCACCGTTTTGATTTACAGTACCCGCACAATTTATTGATCTACCATTTGAAACTTTTTGAACAAGAAGAACAGTTTGAGTAGCACTTGCACCGCCATTTGACGCTGCGTAGCCAATAATATCGCCATCGCAATTTATATATTGACTTGATGATCCACCAGTAGTTAAAATATTAAACCTAGCAGTAGCTGCCGTTGTACCACCAATCACCAAATTACCACTATTATCTAGTGTCATTGGATTGGTTGTAGTGGAACCGTCTGTACTTAGTCTCCAACGAAAATTAGGTGATCCAAGTGTTGTATCTGTTGCAACAAAATCATAAGCACCACCTGAATAACTTATTGTTCCATATTGACCAGCAGTACCATTTCTTGTAAATCTTACTCCAGAAGTAAAGTAACTATCTGAATTTTGTATTACATGAAGTTGAGCAGATGGAGAACCACCTATTCCTAAGTTACCGCTAGTATCAAGTTTCATCATTATTGAAGAACCGTTATTGGTACTCCAATTCATGTTTGTTGCGTTAGCGGAAAAAGATATATCGTATGCAGATGTTCCTGTAATTATGTAACCACCCGCAGAGCTTTCCATTCCAAATGCTAATCTGCCACCCGTATTTGCAATTGATTGAAGATTGGCTCCAGTTCCAGTTCCTGAAAGACCTAATAAAACAGCGGATGTATTAGTTGTTCCTGCAAGACTTAATAAGTTACTAGGACTAGCCGTACCAATTCCCACCTGCTGACTGGTGTTAATAGTTAAAGCCGCAGTCGTACCATTAGTCTGTAGCTGAAGTACGCCAGATGTATCAGCCGTGTAAACTAGTGCGGTAGTTGTCGTGGTTCCTGCTGAAATCGTAGATGCCATGTTATTTCCTTAGATCGTTACCCAACGCTGTCCTGAGCTTACCGTTACCGTTACGCCCGAATTCAGAGTTATTGGGCCTACTGAAAATGCGTTATTGCCTGATGCGATAGTATAGCTAGTTGATACTGTCGTACCGTTAATCATAAAGCCGTTAGATGAAATATGGACTGGAGCCGTTAATTCACCCGTGCTCGGCTTGAATGTGTACTGTGTATTTGAAGTGTAGATAACCTGTGCCGTGCCGCTTGTCGCATGAGCAAACAAAGGATAGTAAGCCGTAGATGAGGATGTATCATTACTGATACTTGATCCACCAACCGAGTACCATCCAGGCGTACTAGATACTTCACTATAACCCTCAAACTGTTTTGTTGTGGAGTTATAACGGATCATTCCTTCTACTGGAGATCCTGGTTCCTGTCCTGTTGTGCCGACCGGCAGTAAAATAGCTCCAGTCGTTGGAAAAGAAACAATACCTGTTGTAGCTACGCTAAGTGCAGTCACCGCACCTGCATTGCCTACCTTCATCACAATACTATCTGTAGCACCAACGCCAGATGTAGACTGTAAAGTTAAGCTAGAACCTGTGCCTGTTCCGCCGTAAACCAATGGGACGGTAGCAGATGTTGTAAATGTAGGAGTAGTAATCGTGGGGCTTGTAGCCAATACTACGTTACCAGTACCTGTAGAACCAGTTAAAGACGGAGCCTGTGCCGCCGATCCAGTCCCGGTCGATGTGTAAAACTGGGGAGTAGTAGTTGTATTTCCAGATAAAAATGTAGTCGTACTGGCTGCCGACTGATAAGGTACAGAACCTAAACTACCACCAGCTAGATTCGTTGCGGTAGTAGTCGTAGTACTAGATGTAATCTTAACAAAGTCATTTGCTACGCTACTCCAAAATACAATAGCCTTCTCGCCATTGGCTACTGTTACCCCAGTCGTATATGTAGGGCCAGCTGAATAGCCACGAATAACTACGCTGTACCCGCCTGATGTGGAGTTGTTCACCACATACATTTTGCTGGATTCAGGGCAGTTGATATTCCTTATCGCAGTCCTAGCACCTGTGCACAAGAGCTGCATATATTGAGCTGTTGTGGAGTTGGGTGAAGCAACAATATTTGATCCGGAGCTACTACCATTGGTAATAGAAAACGTAATATCCAAATCATTTGTGATATTGTTTGTACCGGCAACCGCTATATCTATATAGTCAGTTATCCCCAGGGAGACATCATCTCCCCAGGTTCCTGACTCAGTTCCAGTAACTGGAAGAGCTAAGCCTAATAATGTTGTGTAATTAATCGTCATCTCATATCCTATTGAGTGGGCAATACTACCCAGCTTGGCGATTCAGCATCATTTACAGCAGCCCATCCAGGCGAGTTTGAATCTGTTACAGCCGTCCAAGCTGGCGTTTGTGTCGTATTTACGGCTTGCCAGTTTGGATTTTCGCTGTCCCCTACATTTTGCCACGAAGGAGTCTGATTGTCATCAACTAAACTCCAATAACTAACACCTAATGATCCTACCGTTCCAGCCGCCCCTACGCCGGTTAACTGAGCAGTCCTGTTTCCTATCGTGACATTACCTGCCAATCCATTAGCCCCAACGCCAGTCAAAGCTATAGTAATGTTTGGAGCTATTACGCCTGTTCCACCAACCGCTGTTACAGATCCAAGTGGTACGGAAACCGATCCAACCGCACCAGCTGCATTTACACCGGTCAGGGCAATTGAAATATTGGGGCCAATTGTTCCTACATTACCTTGTGCATTTACACTTATTACCGGGTCTGAATCACTCTCTATTACCGTTCCCGCCGCACCAGCAGCACCAACCCCCGTCAAAGCAACAGAGATACTTTGGGTAACAGAGCCAACCAATCCTGATGCGTTAACCCCGCTTATAGATTCAACATCTGATTCCGTTACGCTTCCAACCGCACCAGCTGCATTTACTCCTGTAATTGCAATCGTAATATTTGGAGTAACCGTGCCCGTTAAGCCTGACGCAAAATTACCAGAAATAGCTTCCGTATCTGACTCGGATACCGTTCCGGCCAACCCAGATGCATTTACCCCAGATAAACCCGCAGAGCTAGATGGCGTAACAGAGCCAGTTGAACCGGCAGCAAATACCCCAGACATAGCCTGGGCATGAGATACAGATACAGTTCCCGCAAATCCAGATGCTTGACCTCCGCTAATCGTAATATTGACCTGGGATGTAACTGCCCCAACAGTACCGGCGGCTGAAACACCAGTCAAAGCTATGCTTATATTTGGCCCAACCGTTCCTACATTACCCTGACCATTTACCGACAATAAGGGATCGGCATCGCTTTCAATAACTGTTCCAACACTACCCGCAGCATTTACTCCGGTTAAGGCTACAGATAAATTAGGCGTTAATGAACCTACATTTCCAGCTGCGTTATCACCGGTTAGAGGAGCACTTTTGCCGCCAAGAGCATTAAACGGTGCTTGGGCAAATGTGGTTAAACCAAACATCTCAGAGGATCAGCCAACGGCTGCCAGATGGAACAGTGACTGTCACACCGCTTGACATAGTTATTGGGCCAACTGCACTTCCTGAATATCCGCTAGGGATGGAATAGCTTGTACCAATAGTCTTGTTATTCACAATAATTCCATTGGATGCAACCAACTCCGCACCCTGCAACTGGTTGGGCGTAGTGACGTTTCCAGCCGTACTAATGGTTAAAGAATCAGATGTTGTACCAGTATTACCTGAGTTAACAACAAAATGTATGGCATTGGAGCCATATGTTGTTAGTACTAAATCAGACCCTACTGATTCAACAAAATTAGCATTTGCGGCATTTGCGGAATTATTACCATACCCTGCCGCAGAATAACTATAAGTGGAACTGTTTGTTCCCATCTCCATATAAACGGATGAATAGTTATTTGCAGTAGTTACATAAGAAGCATAAGATGTATTGCCGCCGTTGTTATTTTGTAAGACTACATTTGACCAGGTAGTATCTGTACCATAAAAAGTTGCAAGCTGACCAGTAGCAGAAACACTATAGCCGCTCGTTCCTACATTTAACGTACCAATCGTAGTAGTAGCATTAGATACATAAGTTAATATATTAACGTTGCCGTTTGCATCTTGAATAACAGCTTTCTCCGCAGGGTAGTCTACCCAAACGTTAACCGTTCCGCTAAACGTAACAACGCTACCACTATTACTGGAGGCTAATATTGTTGTACGAGCCAAAGCTCCGGTAGTATAAGTACCGTATCCAACCTCCCAGTTACCAGCAGAATCCGTTGCTGTGTAGTAGGTTGTGTTGCCACTTGTTAAAACTGTAAAGGCTTGGAACCCAGTAACCGTAGTGCCAAGAGTAAAGCTACTGGTGGTATACGATGTACTGGTTACTTGGACTCTATCGGCTAGTTGTAGAGCCATGATTTACCTTTAGGTTGTTGTCAATCTCAAAAGAGCTGATGTCGTTGTATTTGTAGGCATTGTCAATGTAAATGTGCCGGCTGTAATGGTTTGAGCGCCAAATGTATGTACGCTGACCGCAGCATTAGACTGGCTTGAGTTATAAATCAAGACAGTATCAAAAGCAGTTGTCAATGTAACAGTTGAGTAAACCAAGTTACCAGATGGTGTCCAATATCCCACTCCAGCCGTAGATGATGTATTGGTAGAGGACGGAGCCGTTGCATTTGTTACAGTTATTCCACCTGCCGTATAACCTGTACCGCTTACCTCATTGGTAGATGAATAAACTGTAGTTGCAGCGTTAACAGTAGCTGTAGTTACATACAAAGCAGCTTTGAATGTATCTGCTGTGCTTGCCGCACGGATTGGTGATGTGCCAAAATTATGGGTAGCTGTCATTAGCTGACCCAAGAAAGAAGTGCACATTGATTGGGTATTACTCAAAATATTCTCCTTATGCCATTGATGCGGCTACTAAATTTGTAAAAGGGCTGGTTTTAAGCGTTACATGAGCAGAACGATGAACTAATTCACCTTCGTGGTAATACTCGACCCAGGTCGTTAATTCGATATCATTGTCAATTGAACCCTCTCTTTTTTCAAGCAAAGAGTCATCCATATCGCCTTTGGTTGTTGTAATAATCATTAAGCACTCCTGATTAAAGCTGTTGATGAACTATTCGCCGGCATAGTCACTGTAAATGAATTGGAGCAACTCTTATCTGATCCAAAGTCAATTACCGCAATAGATGCATTACCCGCCGTAGCATCATAAATCAAAGCACATCTAGTGGTAAATGAAGCTGGAGTCCAAACAACATTATTCCAATTCAAATAAACAACGCTATTCGTAGCATCATAGTTTATCGTAAGTCCAGTCATTAACTTTCCGCCGGCCGTATACCCAGTACCAACTACTTCATTCACAGACGAGTATGCGGTTGTGGATAAATTTAAATTAGCCAGGCCCGTATATAGAGCCATGTAGATATTGTCTGTCGAAAGATTAAATACTCCGCCATTGAATAGCTGGTATTTAAAACTTGTGGTCTGACCTTGGACTATGCTCATGGTACGGGTTGAATCCTAGTTTGACCAGAGCGGTATGCATCTTGACGATCCAATCCATCTCCAAGGCGTTTCGCAATGGCTAATGCTTCCTTGTATTGATTTTCATAAAAGGCAATCAAATCTTTATCGCCCTTTTGGTAGGTATAAGCTTCAACCAAAGAGCCGTACAAAAGCACTGAATCAAAGTTATTGCCAAGCCAGGACTGACCTGCTGCATTGGTAATTGTTGAAACTGGTACGGCAAATCCTGACCCTGATCCGCCAAGATAAGTATTAGATACAGTTAAAGAATCTCCAACTACATAGCCTGTTCCACCAGATGCCAGGGTAGCTGATGTAACTACGCCACCCGCTACAACAACCGTAGCATAAGCAAAAGAGCCAGTCCCGCCAGACAAAGGAACGTTGTAATATGTTCCAGAGACATATCCCGTTCCTCCACTAGATATAGTACCCAGTGCAGTAATCGGAGCCTGAACAATACTATCTGGATAGAAAAAGTAATGTAACTCAGCCAAATAAGACTGATCAGGAGTCGGCCCAAGCATAAAGCTAAGATATAAAGGCGCAGAGCTTTGGGGGCCAAATAATGCATAGTGTTTAGGCAAGCTCTGATAGCTTGATGTTGGATAGCACTCGCGAATAAAGTTAACGTCTTTATTTAACAAATACAAATAATCTGTTTGAAAAACAATCGTACCAGATACCGCTGCAATGTTGTACTGCGATAAAGTAATTGTCGTTCCTGATACGCTAAGCACTTTGCACTGAACACCAATACCTGTTCCGCTTACGCTTTGACCGGCAAAGATATTTGTAGCAGATGAAACCGTAATGGTGTTTGTGCCAACCGTCCCAGTCGCTGTGGTGCTCACACTTGAGAATACTGCCAATGAAAAAGGAGCTAAAAAATCATTGGGGCAAGACAAGTATGAGTTACCAGCAGTCAATACGCCCGTCACATTCTTACGCAGGGACGGAAACAAGATAGAGTTAAATACTCTTTGCTCTGCCTGTTGTATGAATGTATTGATATCATTCGTAGGGAATGTGTATTCCAAATACGAATTGATCTCAGTGACGAGCTGGCTATAGTTCATGCCATTGGGCCTCTAGCAATTCTGCCACGTTCAGCTGCGCCATTACCCCTGGTCTCTTCACCAGATGTTTTGATCTCATCCATATTGCCAATTGATACGCCACCGTTTAATGGAGTCCAATTCTTACGAGTAGGCATCTTCACTGCTAAACCAATGTCTGGATGAGTTTGATTTTGCTCAATAGCTTCAGTACCAAACTTTTTACCATTCATCTTATGTGGTGCAGCATACTCTTCAGCCGGGCCATTTGTCTTGTTTTTAGCTTTGACAATAGCTGGGCTATTCTTTTTTGTAGGTTTGATGACCTGCATATTAACCTCCGGTTTGATAGCTAGCTCTGGACAAGTTGCGTCCAAGAGCTTTACGGCTTTCATTTGAAACGCCGGCTACTCCGCCTTTTGCAAGCTTAGTAGGCTTCTTTCCTTTGTGCATATTCTTCTCATGCTTATGCACTTCTTTTGCAGCCTCTTTATCTGCAATTTTCTTAACTTCTGCTTTCTTCATAACTGCTCCTTTAAGTAGTAGAAATTGTAACCGTGCCCACCTGATTTGTGGTAACTAAATTATTAGGAGTCAGTACAGAATCAAACTGACTTGCCCCGCCTATCGGGTTCCAGCCCCACTGAATATCCCTTGATCCACCGGACGGGAATCCTAAGATATCCAGTCCAGATGCAACATAACTTAAGTCCGGTCTTGGTTGGCGAACAGCTTGAGGATCATCAACTGGATACATACCCAATTGAAGCTGTGGCTGATCTGGATCCCAACATTCAGGACAAACCTTTAGCTGATACAGCTTGGTCTTAATGACCTCCATCTTGAGTTGGCTAAGTTTGTACCGCTGACCGCATCTATCGCATTCAGCAATGGAAAATTTGCCAGAAGCGAACCTATTGCCCATCAATAAGCTCCGCCACCACCACCCAAGAATTGCTGTCTTGGCACAAACCGAATAGCCGCCTTCTCTCTATCCTCGCCAGCAGCAATATCAAACTGCTCATCATATGCCTGTTTAAGCATTTGCACTCTGGGCATTAATTCTGGGACTTTCATTGAAATATGGTACGCCAGACCGGCAGCTACGGCTGGCAAGAACCTGAAGTTCATGTCTTGCACATTCGGCCCTGCTCCGGCATCCTGAACACGCCGCAGCCGCCAATAAGCAAAGGTATAAACTTGCGATGAATCTGGTGTTGGCCATACAGTTACTGCCGGTAGTTTAGGAACATATACCGCTGCACCCAGTGCATAAGACTGAGCCGTGGTGTTCGCTTGTGCTCTAAAGCAATTCTGTAAAGTGTTACCGGAAATGTATGAATAATAAATAATCTCGCCGCCTATAGAGCCAAGCTGGATATAGCCGTTTGCAGCCAATCCTACCGTGCTAGAAAGCGTTATTGTGGTAGCAGTGGATGATACTGCTGCTGCCACTTGAATCGTTGTTGTAGACGTTTCTCCAGACATTCTCTGAACCCAAACTTGAATAGGTCTAGCCTGGGTTAGTTTGTTTGGAATAGTCGCATAGGTAGAAACACTGATACGAGTAATTGTTAGGTCAGATTGATTAGAGGTGCTGTTGGCATTGGTGCGGATTACATGATCCAACAAATCAATCGTATCAGTGGGCAATGGATAAGTATTTAAACCAGGTGTTAAGGTGATAACGCCCTGGTCAATAGTCCACATATTAATGCCACGGTTTTGCCATTCGATGGTCATCAGGTTCATTGACCTGCGAGCAGTACGCAAGTCATAACCGGAACGCATCTCCCTGCCAGCTCTTTCCCATGCTTCCTCTGCTATTTCGGCAAAGTCTAGGTCAAAGCTGGTTGTTCCAGTAGTGGTTCCGGTATTGATTGACATTATGCGCTAGGAGCTTCTGGCTCTTGTGGAGCATCAACTAATACAGACTGCACAAAAGCATCTACAGTCTTTGCCGGAGCTTCTTGAGCCTCTTCTTGAACTGGAAGCGTAGCATTGAGTTGTGCATCCAAATCATTGATTACTCCTTGAAGATCAGGGTCGATACCGTTATAAGCAGCCATTTGATGCTCAGCTCTTTTGTTCAATTCATCAAGGATGAATAGCGCGTCTTCGTTGCTAATCTGAATCATTTCTTTTTCCTTGTTTTAGCGGATTTAATAAAGTCTGCCTTGGATGGAGCGCCTTTGGAGCCAGGCTTACGCATATGCTCGCCAGAACCTGCTGCTATCCTAGCTTGTTTTGCATGGATATTGGCATAAAGTCCAGGATGATTAGTTGCTCCGCCTTTTTTGTATGAAGTATCGCTTAGATTTTTTACAGTATATCTTGAGCCGCCGTATTCGTTATCCAATCTATCAACAGCTTTATTGGCACTGCTTAAAGAATCGTATGCTTTGCCTCTTACCAAACTATTGGCATGAGTATCCCAAACGCGGTATTGAGCCGGAGCAGAAGAAGTAGAAAAGCTACCCCCGCTTCCTCCGCTAGTACCTTCAAGTATTGGTGTATTCTTGTCAGTAGGATTAGCCTTTCCACCAACGCCAAATTTCTTGATCTTTCCGCCCTTCTTAAACTGCTCAAAGTCAGTATCATCACGGCGTTTTTTAATCTTTCCTTTTGGCATTTTGGAGGCGCTAATATCCCCCATACCGCGGCTTGCCATCATTTGTGCATACCCCTTAAGGTTTCAGCTAAGCGAGCACGTTGCCCCAGTTTACCTGGAGCTTTTGCCGCTTTAGCTAGTTTCTTGGCTGGAATCTTTTTACCTTCAGGAACGCCAAGCTGCTCGCGCAATGCGCCAGCTTTTTTGATGGCGTGTTGGATCCACTTTTCAGCCATGATGACTCCTTAACAGGCTTTACCGCCGTGCTTCATGTGTTTCTGATGCTTGTGCAAATGCTCAATAGCTTCATGGTGTTTTACATGACCACCGGCTTTGTGCTCGCCGTAGTGGTGGTGATGATGAACGTGACCTCCGGCCTCGTGCTCTTTCATGTGATGAACCATGTGCTTGTGCTCATGCTCATGGGGAGCTTCGCCGTGTTCCATAATGGGAGCGTGATCGTGTTTCATATTTGATCCTTATTTCTTGTGATGAACTTTAGCTTTGCCGCCGTGCTTCATGCCAGTAGTTGTACCAGCCATCTTAGGCATCATTGCGCGGGTATGACCCTTTTGCTGAATGCCATGCTCGCCATGTGCGCGTTTTTTCTCGCCCTTTTCAATGCTAGACAAGCCTTTTTTCATGCCTCTTACATCTTCAGCAGCTTCTTTCTTGCCGCCAGATGCTTTTACTTCTACGGTGTCATCAATGTGTCCACCTTTAGCATAGTGGTGTTTAGCCTTAGCTTTACCGCCATGCTTAAGAGCCTTTTCACCCATGTCTTTAGAATGGGGTTCTGCTTTTTCGCCGTGCATACTCATGTGATGCTCAGCCATCGCCAAATGGTGATGAGCTAAGTGCTTGTGGTGAGCCTTTGTTAGACCACCGTGAGCCATGCCAGGAGCGCCAGGAGGCATTGCACCAGGCATATTCATTGCAGGAGCGGCAGGAGCTGCCATAGCCCTTGGAGCCGCAGCTCTAGGACGGCGAGCCGCCATTAATGCAGCCATTGCTTGAGCCGCTTTAGGATTCATCGTTGCCATATCACCACCTCTTTTAAAATGTTTGCCTTTATCGGCTTCCGCAAAATCACGACCCAC